CGCCTCGGCGGCGAAATCACTGTCATGTCCGCGATTTTCGGACCACAAGGGTTCGTCATTGATATCGGCCAGCACGGAGATGTCTCGCGGGGCAAGGCTTGTCCGCAATCGCGAGCGGAAATTCAGCGTGCCACCATCTTCGGCCACATCCACCTGGAACACGTCCATCAGCGGTTCGAGCAGCGCCCGCGCAGAGGTAATATCGGCCTGGACGTAACCGCCGAGATCGCCACTGACCGACGAGACGTCGAAATCCTCAAATCCGTGATCGGTGAGGATGGCGGAGAAGGCATCGGCCAGCGTTGTTGCGCCAAGCCTGCCGTTCAGCCAGTGACCGGTGCGCCAGTTTTCCCCATCGCTCCACACCGTCAGGTCGTCGGGAAAGGCGGGAGACGGCCGCGCGTCCCAGGTCCAGACGAACATATGATCGGGGTCGACCATCCCCTCCGGCGACTGTTCGGATTGCCACCATTGATGATGCGCCTCGAGGAAGCGCCGCTGCTGGCTGTCGGAACGGTGGCCGGTGGAATAATAGGGAAGTTCGCTTTCGGCGGATTTCGGGTCGACGAAGACGTTCGGCTGGTTGGCGCCCTTATCCACTGCCGGACAACCAAGCTCGGTAAACCAGATCGGCTTCATGCGCGGCAGCCAGTCGGTCGGCACAAAATGTTCGGCACCGCCCTCGCGGTCGTAATGCCGATGCGACCACCAGCCTTCGAGATCCTTGTAGCGGAAGACCCATGGCTTTCCCGCAAGCCCGTCCTCGATCGGCAGACGCTGGCGGGCATTGCGGCCGACCTCGCCGGCATAATACCAGTCGAAACCCTCGCCCGAATCGATCTGGGTCAGCATGCCATGCGCATCGTCGACGGAGCGAAACCCGTCCGGATTGGCTGCGGCCAGATCCTCGTCGCGCCAGTCGGACAGCGGCATGTAATTGTCGATGCCGACGGCGTCGATATCGGGCGAGGCCCAGAGCGGATCGAGATGGAAAAACACGTCGCCCGATCCGTCCGGTGGGTGATAACCGAAATATTCGCTCCAGTCGGCGCCATAGGTGATCTTTACCGCGCTGCCGAGAACTTCGCGCACGTCGGATGCCAGGTTTGCCAGCATGTGGACGAAGGGAAACACGCCGTCCACGTCGCGCAGCTGGGTCAGACCGCGCAATTCGGAGCCGATGATGAAGCCATCGACGCCGCCGGCATCCGCCGCCAGCCGCGCATAATGCATCACCAGACGCCGATATCCTTCCGGGCCGGCCGCGAAAGCCTGAAGCTGGGTCCGAGCGGCGGAGGTGCGATCGGCACTGCCCGGACGCCCCGGTGCCGGATGGCAGGTGATCCGCCCTCGCCAGGGATAAGCCGCCTGTTCCGCGCCGCCATAGGGGTCGGGAAGGTCGTTGCCGGATGGCACTTCCATCATCAGGAACGGATAGAGATAAATCTTTAGCCCGCGCGCCTTCAGATCGGCGATCGCCTGAATGACGCTGCCATCGCTCGGTGTGCCGCCATAGGCCGGGGCGCCGGCGCGGCGGCTGACGAGATGCGCGGTGTCGCGGGTGATATCGCCGACCCGCCAGTCGCTGCTCTCGTCATTGCGGGACGCGGTCTCGACGCCGGGCAGTATCCGGCATTCGCCGGCGCGCAGATCGGTGCCGAACCAGGAAACCACCAACGCCACCCGTTCGAGATTGGGGCAAAGCACCTGCAATTCGTCGATCGAGGCTTCCCAGTCGGTTACGGCGGTCAGCACGTTTCGGTTCAGGATGCATTTTGATCCCTCGCCGGTCTTTTCCGTCACCTTGACGGTCGCATAACCGTGCTCGGTGGCGCCCGGAATGATCGTCACCGCGCGGATCTGACGTTCCAGCCGGCCGAGCGGGCGCAGCACCTCGAATTGCAGCAGCGGGACACGGTTGCCGAACGTATCGAGCGGCAGCCGATCGAAGACGACATAGGCAAGCCCCCGATAGGCGGGAGCCGCGCCTTCCCGCTGTTTTGCCTCAATCAACGGATCGGGCAGCTGGTTTTCACCGCCTGTATGGACACGCATCTCGATCGCCGTCAGGTCCAGCTCGCGGCCATCGGCCCAGACCCTGCGCACCATGGCGATAGGTCCTTCGCAGAGCCCGACCGCAAAATTGGCGAAGTAGCGGAAATTCTCGACTTGCGCGCCACCCGCCTTTCCGCCGGAACGCTCCTTGGTCACCTTTTCCTCGAAACGGGTCGCCCAGATCAGCGTGCCGCCGATCCGTGCCGTGCCGTAAAGACGATTGATTGCGGTGCCTTCGTCGGCGCCGGGAATACGGGCGGTGGCAAGCCTTACCCCGCTGACGGTCGAGCCGCCGCCGATCAGCGCCCGATCGACGAGACTGCCGGCCAGAGCGCCCGCCGCGCGACCGACAATCGCGCCGACAGGGCCGAAAACGCTGCCCAGCGCCGCGCCCGCCGCCTGCAGGAGAAGAGTGGCCATGGATATCCTCCACGCCGTCCGGCGTCTGACGCCGGACACGCGTTTAAATTGTGATAACCTATCGGGATCAAGGAACGGAAGAGGAATGAAAGGAGCCAAAAGCTCCTCTCCCCGAGCGCTCTATCGAGGCAGGCGCTCCAAAACGGGTACACAGCCAGAACGTGTATAGTCCGCAGCCAAGATCGGCACTCGGCAGGGGCCGCCATGGGCGGAAGCGCCGCAACCCGTCATATCCGAATCGGTGAAGCATAGGCTTCACGCATCTCTGGATTGCATGATATGATCGCAAGAGTTGAGAGCAAAAGCAGCATGCGCCGCGCCAGCCGGCGCGTCGATGAGGATAGGCCGCATCGACCGAGGCAGAGGCCCTGCTCTCAACCGTGGAGGTGGGCTATGAGGTTCAGACCGATTAGCATCACGCTTAGCTTGGTGAAAACCCGGACGGGCTGGCTTATAGCCGTCCGGGTCAGGTTCAACAGCTAAGTAAAACAGTGAGCGAGGTTACAGCCTCGCTAACCACTCCCGAATATAGACTTTTCCCCTAGAAATGCAACCAATCCGCAAATAGCAATCATTGGCCGCAATCTCATCTGCGATGCGCCAGTGCATATTCATATCTGGACTTTCTCGGTATCGGGAAATCGGAAAACACCAGCGATCCTTCGATGCCACGACGGTACCAATGCCGATCGCGTCACCGCTCCCTGCTCGTAGGCATGGATGAAATGAGACGGGCCGGAGAGGATACCCGCATGTTTGGCAGCGCAATCCGGCCGCCAGCGGAACAGCAGGAGATCACCGGGCGCAGCGTCCAAAATCGTCAGCGTCGGGCCAAACAGTCGCAAGGCCGCATCCATCAGCCGGTCTTCGCCACTGCGTTCGGCCCAGTCGGGCGCATAGGCCGGCACCGTCTCCGGTTCGGCGCCGTATAGCTCGCGCCAGATGCCGCGGATCAGGCCGATGCAATCGCAGCCGACGCCCCTTGTCGCGCCCTGGTGGCGGTAGGGCGTGCCGAGCCAGCTTTCCGCGAGCGCGACGATCCTCTCCCCATGCCCGCTCATTCGAACAGCGCCCCGCCATCATGGACACGTTCGCCATCGACATAGGAATAGGCGAAGTCGCTGCCCGGCACATGGGGAAAGCCGCGGAAATTGAGCTGGTTGGCGAAACGCGCCCGGCAGGTGGCGAACGTCTTGTCGCAGCCGGCGGTGATGCTGAAAGACCGGCCGACTGCCAACGGTTCCTCAAGCAGCAGCCAGAAGCCGATCACCGCCAGCCCGCCCGCCTTCTTCACATGCGTTTCGACATCGACGGTCGGGCCGCCGGAAAAGCTCAGGGTGCCCCGGTCGAAAAAGCCGGCGGCAAATTCCGAGAGACCGGAAACCACCATGCGGCTTTCGTCGATGACTTCCGAGACATGTCCCTCGCCGCGCCAGGCGGCAAGATCGACACGGCAGCGGGCATCGCCGAGGCTGGTATCGCAGCGCCGGTTGTAAAGGCGGCCCTGAGGCTGGTCGAGCCGGTGCGCAAGGCTGCGCAGCTCGGCGCGAAACTGTCCGCCGGCGCGCGATACCTCCCCGATCTCGCGGACATTCAGGAGCAGGTATTGGTCGGGCGAAGCCCAGT